GAAATTATGGGATTTAAAGACACTATCCAGCGCAAAAGCTGCGAATTCTGCTGTAAGACATGGAATCACACAAATAATAGAGAATCCGGGCGGTATTATCCTAAATTGCGGAAACAACGATATCTCGTTGAGTGAGCTTGAACAGGTAATTGAAAAGAGAATGCATTGGCAACCAGAACATACATGTGTTGATATATTAATTGTACATAATAAAAAATTGTACAAAGTAATTAGGTATAAAAAATGAGGTGCCCCTCCACCTAATAGCGGAGGTTCACCTCATTTAATAAGATCTTGATTATATTATACACAAAAACGAAAAAAATGCAACAAGAATTTTAAACAAGCCGGATATTGAATACCATCATTCAGCAGTGACCGGTGGTATTGTTAAAAAGGAGCATACCTCATGGATAATTTCAAGATCATCTATAAAATTTTGCGAATATTGGAGCGTTCCATGGAGCTTGAGGAATTTGACAAGACGTCTATTTCCAAGGAGGCGATGGAACTTCCGGAGCCCTTGTGGTGTAGGATCATGGCGATACTTGTCAGAGAGGGGTATGTAACGGGCATTGAGGTTTGGAACACTATGGATTGCGCATATCCAAGAGTGGCCGTCATTCGCCCTGAAATTACGCTCAAGGGTTTAGAGTATCTGGAAGAAAATACGCTGATGAAGAAGGCCGCCAATCTGGCCAAGGGTATCAAGGAAACAATACCGGGGCTTTAAGCAAAATATCATACGTGCAAACAGGATCCGAAAAGGGTCCTTTTTTATTGCAAATTGTGCGATGTCGCACAGGAAGGAGAGATTTATGGATTTTGGAAAAGCATTTGAACAGGTAAAGCAGGGAAAAGGAATGAGACTGCCCCAGTGGAAACCGGATGTGGTTATTCGCGCCCAGTATCCCGATGAACACAGTAAAATGACAGCACCATATCTGTATGTTGAGAGCAGATTTGGGCGCGTACCTTGGAAGGAAACAATGATCGAGCTTTTTGCCGAAAATTGGGAAGTAGTAGATTAAGGAGGTAAGCATGAAGGTAGAGGTTATCGTAAAATTTAAGGACCTGACGGCAGACGGAGTGATCCGCGAGCCAGGCACTATATTGGACGTATCCGAAGAGCGTGCGGACAAGCTACTTGGAATGGGGCTGGCGAAGATCGTTGAGGATACCACGGAGGAGCCAACGGAAGAACCCGCAGAGGAGCCGCAGGAAGCACCAGTGAAAAAGACAGCAAGAAAAAGAACCACGAAGACAGAGACGCAGTAAGCGTCTTTTCTTTTGCCCAGAAATGCGGACGGCGCTAAAAGCTGCATGATGGGAGACACCCTACAACTGTAAGCATAGAGAGACACTCTTAAAACTGATTTTACGGGGAGACACCCCTACAAACTGAAAGGAGCAACATGGCAGATCCACAGGCAACAAATACAGAACCACAGGCACAGCAGACAGCATCGGGCACACAGGCGGCACCTGCAGCAACACAACAGACAGCACCGGCCTTTGACTATGAGAAGCTGGCAAGCATCATTCAGGGAAAGCAGACGGTGACAGAGGACACCGTTTTAAAGAGCTACTTTAAGCAGCAGGGGCTTTCCCAGGAGGAGGCAACGCAGGCAATCAACCAGTTTAAGGCACAGAAGGCGCAGAACACTCCTGATGTGACAGCCCTGCAGACGCAGGTCGCACAGGCACAGGCGCAGGCACGTCAGTATCAGATTGAGAATGCTGCACAGCTGGCGGCATTGGAGCTTGGCATTGATGTAAAGGGCATCCCGTTTTTGCTGAAAGCAGCCGATTTAAGCGGCGCCGTAGGACAGGATGGGAATATCAACGCTGATGCGGTAAAAGAGGCGCTGAACAAGGTTCTGGAGGCGTTCCCGGCGATTAAACCCACGCAGGGAGCAAACAGTAACGGGTTTACACCACAGGTACAGGTTGGAGCATCTGGAAGTTCTGCATCGCAGACACAGCATACAACCGCAGCTCAGCCCGCGGTGGCAAAAAAGAGCTGGAATCGGTTCAACTATTGATTGAACCTAGAAAGGATAAGGTAAGAAAATGGCAAATTTAAATTACGCAGAGGTTTGGAGCCCGGAGCTGTTGGACATTCTGATTCAGGGTGCGCTGACTTCCCCCTTCGTGACTACCAATGTTAGATGGCTTGACGCCAAGACCTTCCACTTTACACAGATGAGCGTAAGCGGATACAAGGACCACAAGAGAAATGGTGAGTGGAATGCAGGTGAATACAATCAGACGGATGTGCCGTACACCGTGACACATGACAGAGATGTGGAGTTCCTTGTGGACAAGGCGGACGTTGATGAGACCAACGCCACTGCATCTATTCAGAACATTTCCCGCATCTTTGAGCAGACACAGGTTGTTCCTGAGGCTGATGCGCTGTTCTTCTCCAATGTTGCAAAGGCTGCGCAGAAGGCAGACGGCTATTCCTCTACAACAGCCGCAGAGGAATACACTGCCGATAACACCTTTAGCAAGCTGAAGGCCATCCTGGGCAAGGGTAAGCTGAGACGTTACAAAGCATCCGGTGCTCTGATCATGTATGTGACCAGCAATATCATGGATAATCTGGAAATGTCCAAGGAGTTTACCCGTAAGATCGAGATGACACAGATCGCAGAGGGCGGCCTTGGCATTGAAACCAGAGTGACCGACATTGACGGTGTGCCCGTCATGGAGGTTGTGGATGATGATCGCTTTTACGATGACTTTAACTGGAATCCCGAAGGCGGTGGCTTTGTGGCAAAGACAGGTGCGCACAAGATCAACGTCCTTGTGGCATGCCTGCAGACCTGCCGGACTGTGCCGAAGATCTCCAGCATTTACTCCTTTGCCCCCGGTTCCCATACAAAGGGTGATGGATGGCTGTACCAGAACCGTCAGTTGTCTGATACCTTTGTGTTCCCTAATGGCAAGGACGGCAAGGTTGACAGCGTCTATGTCGATGTGGACAGCACCGTTGTGGCGTAAGGAGGTAGTGCATGGAGTATGAGCCCTATGCATCGGCAGACTATTACCATGACGTCTTCGGCGGGACAACCCTGCCGGAGACGGACCTTGCGAAATATCTGCTGCAGGCTTCAAGACACATCGATGCGCTGACCTTTAACCGGATCTGTAAATGGGGCTTTGCTCATCTGACAGACTTCCAGCAGGAGATCATCAAAGAGGTGGTCTGTATGCAGGCCGAATTTGAGTATGAAAACGCCGATGAGATAAGCTCCGTGCTATCCGGGTACAGTATCAACGGCGTATCTGCCAGCTTTGGGAGCAGCTGGAACGTCTTTACGGGCAATGGTGTTGCCATGCGCCGGGATGTGTACTCCTTGCTGCAGCAGACTGGCCTGTGCTGCCGTTTGGGGAGGTGAGTGCGCATGAAATATCCGTGCTTGGTTCCAAAACGGCTCTGCAAGACGGAAATCAGCCTGACGCTTGATCAGGAAGGCATCAGCGAGATGGGCGAACCATTGGAGCCGGTGACATATGCCGGAACCTGTAACTATCAGGACAGCGCAAGGCGGGTGTTGACGGATCAGAAGAAGGTGATTGAGATCACCGGCACGGCGCTGTTCCCTGGTGATATCTGCCCGGAGCTGGCGGTCATCTCCGGCGGCTCTGCTGTGATCTTTGGCGTGGAGCGCCGGATTGTGCAGGGATGTAAGGCGAGGAATCCGGACGGAACCGTCAACTATACGGAGGTGATGCTGATATGATCAATGTTACATCAACGATCAAAATCAATTCTGCATTTATGAAGCAGCTTGATCAGGCTGGAGTTACCGCGTTGGTGCAAACTGCAGATGATCTTCGCAAAGAGATTAAACATGCGGAGGTTATACCCCGTAAGGATGGAACTCTGCAGGGTGAGGCTTTTTTTGTGGATACGTCAAATGCCCAGAGTGGCAGCGTGTCCTTGGTGCATTCCACTCCCTACGCCCGGAGACTGTACTTCCATCCGGAATACCACTTCCGGCACGAGGCATGGGAGGAGGATGTGAAGGATAAGGACGGTAAGGTGCATCATCTGACGCATCAGGGAAACCCCAACGCAAAGGGCAAGTGGTTTGAGGACTGGCTGCCCGGCGGGAAGAACTCAGACTTTGCAAAAAAGACCTTTGAGAGACTATACAGGAGGCTGGCGGGATTATGACTTTGACAGATGTAAGAGCGTATATTGCTTCTCTTGGGCTGGCGGAACACGTTTACATGGGCAAGCTAGACGCAAAGAAGGAGAAATCTATCGGCGTCTATAACAGCAGCCATGCAGAGGCGTATAAGACAGCCATAGGCGGCCCTGATATGGAGACCTACGGTGTGAAGTACGTCACCCTGCTGGTGCACTGGAACAAGTCCCCAAGTGAGACGGAGGAAGCTGCCACAAGGCTGTTTGAGACAGTATGCGAAGCGCGGCAGGCAGCCGCAGGCAAATCAACAATCAAATTTATACTGCCGCTGTATGACCTTCAGGACGTCGGCACCGATGATGCAGGCGTTTATGAGATGGTGATCGAGGCGGCGGTTTATTATGACAAAGAAAGGACAGGTGAATAAACATGGCAACAAAAAAAACAGGAGTGTATCCCTGCTATGAAAATCAGTTCCAGATTGATACAGTAGGGACAGGAACGGCATCCATGAAGAATATTGCCCAGTGCGAAAGCTTCAGCGTGAGTTTTGACAACGGCGTGGAGGAGTGGACACCCTTTGAGAACGAAGGGTGGGTAAGCCGCCTTATGACAGCCAAGGGCGTTACTATTACAGTGACGGGCAAGCGCAGCGTTGGAGACGATGGCAATGACGCAGTGGCAGGACTGACTTTTAAGAATGGGCGTGATGTCGAGAGAGACTTCCAGTGGACCTTCCCGGATGGAACGGTAGTGAAGTTTGGCAGTGCGGTCATCAATGTGACCAATGTCGGGTCCGGAGATTCCACAGGCGTTGCACCTTTGGAGTTCCAGGTGATGAGCAACGGCAAGCCCACCGTAACACCGGCGGCGTAAACTGATGGCGGGGCGTTTGCCCTGCCTCTTTTGAGAGGAGATTGAAGATGGGAAAAGTGGTAAATATCACGGATAAGCTGGATTTTGAAAATCCGAAAATTGTGATCAAGGATGAGGAGTATGAAATCCATGCCGATGCGGAAAACATGATCAAGGTCATGGGGTTGATGAGCGACGAGAATGCCAATGATGTAGAGAATATGGTGAGCGCCGGAAAGCTGCTCTTTGGCGATTATAACTTTGATAAGCTGTACAGGGGGCTCCCCTTTAGAAGCTTTGCGACGGTTGTCCAGACCGCCATGAGTTTAGCTGCAGGGGAAGATGATGAGCCTGCGGGGGAAGTGACGGCCCATACTACGACCTGATCGAAGATTGGGACTTGATCGTATCATCGTTTCAATCGCAGTATGGGCTCCGGCTTTCAAGAGAGCTCCGGGAGATGCCGTGGGTAGAGTTTCAGCAGATGCTGTCCGGATTGGGGCCGGATACGGCCCTTGGGCGGATCGTTTCCATACGGGCAGAGGATGATCAGGATATCATCAAGCATTTTTCCAAGGATCAGCGCAGGATCCGGAACGAATGGCTTGGAAAGAGGGCTGCTGCTGTTGATAAAAAGGAGCTGGACAACGTTCTGGAGCAGCTCAAGCAGGGCTTCATCCAACTGGCAGGAGGGTGACATGAAAGAAAAGGTGAAATGCCCTCACTGCGGACACGAGCAGAAAGTACAGTACGCCCCGGACGCAGTATGCAGGGGCGTATTTATCAAGTGCCAGGCAAGGCACTGTAGGAAAGAATTTGAAATAAAGATCAACCAAGACAAGTAGTGCCATGTGCCGATGTCTTACAAGGACGGAGGTGGGCATACTATGGGTAAGGATGATGTTGCTGAGTTGCGCTTTGGTCTTAATTTTGACGGAAGCAAATTAACAGCAGGCATTGAGAATGCTTGCAAAAAAATCAATAACAGCTTTAAAGAGAGTGTCGAGAAAAGCGCAGAGGCAGCAACTAAAGCCGCCGAAACTGGAAATGCCGAAATAGATGCTATTTTAAATGACACGGAAAGAAATGCAAGTTCTAAGGCGGCTTCGATAGCTGCGATATATAAAAAAGCCGGAATGTCAAGTCAGGAGGCTTTCAAGAAAGCATGGAGCAATATCGAGAGAGAGAGCTCATCTACAACAAAGAAGGTCAATAAAAATACCTCTAGCATTCTTGACAAGATAAAAAACGCTTTTAGAGGTATCAAAACAGGATCAAGAACAACCAAAGAAAGTGTCAAAAAAGATACAGATGATACGACATCGTCCATTGATGGGGCATCATCAAAAATTATATCAGCAGCCAAAAAGATTGGCAGTATTCTGGCCAGCGCATTTGCAGTAAAGAGTCTGATATCATTTGGAAAATCCTGTATTGACCTGGGCTCCGATCTGGCCGAGGTTCAGAACGTTGTGGATGTCACCTTTGGGAGTATGTCCGATAAGGTGAACGAATATGCCAAGAATGCCATGACAACGGTAGGCCTGTCGGAGACAATGGCCAAGCAGTTCACCGGTAATTACGGCGCCATGGCCAAGGCTTTCGGGTTCACAACGGATGCGGCCTATGAGATGAGCACGTCACTGACCACGTTGGCCGGTGATGTGGCATCCTTCTACAATCTGGATCAGGAAGAAGCATACACAAAGCTGAAATCGGTGTTCACCGGCGAAACGGAGAGCCTGAAAGAGCTGGGTGTTGTCATGACGCAGACGGCTCTTGACAGCTTCGCATTGGCAAATGGCTTTGGTAAGGCCACGTCAGAGATGACAGAGGCCGAAAAGGTATCCCTGCGGTATGCATTTGTGCAGGATCGTTTGGCTGCGGCATCCGGGGATTTTTCTAGAACATCCGGTGGCTGGGCGAACCAGATGCGTGTCCTGAATTTGCAGTTTGAGAGCTTTAAAGCCACCATCGGGCAGGGACTGATCAACGCGCTGACACCGGCACTGCAGATGCTCAACAAGCTGTTGGCAAAGATACAGACCGTTGCTGAGGCTTTTAATAAGCTGACTGAGGAAATCTTCGGGTACTCCGATACAGGCTCAGGAACGGCCGCTGTAGCGTCTGATATGGATGCTGCAGCGGAATCTACAGACGCTATGGGAGAGAGTCTGAAAAAGGCATCCAGGTATCTGGCCGGGTTTGATGTCATGACCAAGGTTAGCAGCTCCTCTGACAGCAGCAGCGCCACGGCAACGGCATCCGGGACGGGTACAGCATCCAGCTCCGGCACAACTCAGGCGGTGGATTTATCTGACAGTACAACGCAGGTATCTAAGTTTGAGCAGGCTCTGAACAGCATTAAGAAAACGGCGCAAGATGCGGGAACATGGATCAAAAACCGGTTTGCCACGCCTGTGCAGCAGTCTATTGATAAACTAAAGACACCGGTTGAAAACCTGAAAAAGACTTTTGAAAATGTTTTTAGCGATATTCAAAGCCTGGGCGCTCCTCTCTTAGCGTATTTTCAGGGACCGTTTTGTAACTGCATTGAGGCAGCAATGTCCTTCGTCTCTACAGTCGCGGCGGGGCTGTTGGATTCACTCAACACCATCTTTTCAGATATCTGGAATGTGGTCGCGTTTCCGCTGGCTGAGAAATTTGTGACGGAATGGCTACCAAAGCTCACGGAGGCGCAGACGGGGCTGATAAATTTTGCGGAACAGGTTTTTGTGCTCCTTAAGGGGGCCTTTAACAAGGTATGGACCGAAGCCGTGAAACCCGCGATGGAACTAATTGTCAGCATCATCACAAGCGCCCTTGACACCATCTTCCAGGTATGGGACGAATATGGTGGTCCGCTTGTTGAAGCAATCCAGAACTGCCTTGACGAGACATCCGCGGCCCTGCAGAAGCTTTGGGATGAAGTCTTAAAGCCCATCTGGGACAACCTGATTGAAAGGCTGTCACAGCTCTGGGAACAGCATTTGCAGCCTCTATGGGCAAAACTGTGTGCCGCATTTTTGCAGATTTCCACCGCGGTTGCCAATGCCTGGAACTGGCTCATGGTCTGCATAGGCATGATCTGCGATGAGTGGGGCCCGGATATCGTCAATGTCGTCAATTTGGTGGTAGACAAGGCGTGCGCCGGAATCGGTGTTGTTTCTGACATCCTGGGCGGTCTTTTGGACTTTGTGGTGGATGTGTTCACCGGCAACTGGGAAGGTGCCTGGGATAAGGTCAAGGCTGTATTCGCAAGTCTGAAAGACTTCTTTAAAGGCGTGTGGATTTCCATCAAGGATGTGTTTTCTGGTATTCCTCATTGGTTTAAGGAAAAATTCACATCTGCAGCAAATGGCGTAAGAAATGCGTTTTCGGCAATCGGAAGCTTTTTTGGCAATATTGGAACCAACATTAAGAACACGTTTTCCAATATAGGCAGCTGGTTTACGCAGAAATTCACATCAGCGGCAAGTGGCGTAAAGAATGCGTTTTCGTCCGTTGGGAACTTTTTCAAAAGCGTTTGGAGCAGTATAAAAAATGTTTTTGCGAACATACCAAATTGGTTTAAAAATAAATTTTCCGACGCATGGCAGAAGGTTAAGGATGTGTTTTCATCCGGCGGAAAAGTTTTTGAAGGAATCAAAGAGGGCATCTTAGGAGAACTTAAAAGTGTCATCAACGGCCTGATCGGAGGTATCAACAATGTTATCGCGGTGCCCTTTGGAGGCATCAAGGACGCGCTGGACAGCATCAGGGATATCAGCATCATGGGTGCTAAGCCTTTTTCCGGCCTGCCGACAATCAGTGTGCCTCAAATCCCTATGTTGGCAAATGGCGGATACGTCAAGGCGAATACGCCACAGCTGGCTATGATTGGTGATAACCGGCATCAAGGTGAGGTTGTGTCTCCGGAGGATAAGCTGCTGGAGATGGCCTATAAGGCCGCAAGCATGGCAGGCGGTGACGGATCACAGCTGAACCGGATTATCGCTCTGCTGGAGCAGCTGATCAGCATTATACAGGACGGAGCAGACATTGTCCTGATGGTTGATGGCGAGGAGCTTGCCAGGGCAAATGCCAAAGGTGCAATGAGCCTGAAAAGACGTTATACCACTACGGAAGTAGACTTTGCATAAGGAGGACGCATGAGCAAGACATTAGACTTATATGCGGGTGGGGTGCTCATGCCCTCCCCGACAGAGGTAAGCATAGATGATGAGATCATCTGGTCAGAGGACAGCGGGAGAACCCTTGACGGCACCATGGTCGCCGATGTGGTGGCGGAAAAGAAAACGCTCTCTATTACATGGGGCTTCATGACGGATTCGGACTTTGAGAAGATCAAGACATACATGATTGCCGGATTCTTCCCGATCAGCTTCTGCGGCGTCAGCATCACCTCCTATCGTGGCACCCTGTCCCATGTGGTTGCTGGTAAGTTTGGCGGCGAGATTTGGCATAAAAGCGCCTCTGTAAAGGTGGTACAGCAATGATCAATACATCGAGTGAATATAAAAATGTCATCGACAGTAATAATCGGGAATTTACCTTTAAGCTTGTGTTTACTTTCACAGACGGCACATCTCTGACGGTTGATGACAAGCGGAAACTTATGAGCCCAGGTCTCAGCTATGACGGTGCTACCAGCTCCACGGGGAGTTTTGATATCGGCTCCGCCATCATCACAAAGATGGACATCAGCTTAAACAACAAGGATGGAGAATTTGATGCCTACATATGGAAAGACGCGTCGGTGGCAGTGTATGTAGGGCTCGTATTATCAGACCATACGGAAATGCTGCGGATTGGAACCTACTATGTGGACAAGGCGGTCAATGGCGGAGTAACAAAGGTCATTAAGTGTCTTGGCGCTCTTGCTTTGATGGACAAGGATTTTTCGATCAGCAGTGCTTTCCCGTCTACTGTTTACCAGGCATACTATGATGCGTGTACCACATGCGGCGTACTGCCCGCAGAAACATCCATTGAATGCGGGAAGTTGGCAGTGGAAGAAAAGCCGGATGGAGTGACATGCAGAGAGGTTGCCGGATATGCGGCCATGCTGTCAGGCGGTGTGGTTTGCGAGGACCCAAACGGGAAAATCTACATAAAGCACTATGACAGCACAGTGGTAAAGAGCATCATCAGGATTAGTTCCAGAAGCATAGAAGAGACTGATATTACCATCACAGGCATACAGGTTAATTATGGTGACGAGGTGTATCAGAGTGGCACAGAGGAGTATGCATTGGCCATCACGGACAATCCGTTGATCAGCAGCGCAGATAGCGCCGAGGCAGCCGCCAGTACGGCATTGAAAAACCTCTCAGCACCATTTAGGCCATTGACCATCAAGACCACCCTTGACCCCGCACTGCAGCCCGGAGACAGGGTGGAGGTGATCACTGGTGGAAAAACCTACACCACCTATGCGACAAGCGTCAAATGGACGCTAAACGGCGGTATGACAGTGACCTGCGGGGCAAAGACGGAGAGCGATCAAAGCTCGGACCGGTACGGCGCTGTGAGCAAGACCATTATCACATCGATCTCTAAGCAGGTTGCAAATGAGGCAATCAATGCCTATGATCTGGAGGCTACTCAGCTCAACACAATCCTGACAAATGCCATGGGATTTTATGAAACAACAGAAACCCTTGAAGATGGCAGCCAGGTTAAATATGTGCATGACAAGCCAGAACTGGCAGATTCGCAAATCATTTATAAGCGGACTGTTGATGGATTTGGGTACAGCACAGATGGTGGCCAGACGTACGCATCCGGATGGACGGCCGATGGAAACATCCTTGCAAAAGTGCTCACTGTGATTGGCATTGATGCGGACTGGATCCGTGCAAACACGATCACCATCGGAAAGCTGGACTCTACTCTGCAGGATAAGGTCAACGATGCAGTGGCAAGCGTGGAGGTGCTTTACGCACTCTCCAGCAGCGCAAATGCCCCGCCGGAAGATGGCTGGAGCCAGGCGGCCCCCGAGTGGGAATCCGGAAAGTATATGTGGCAAAAGACAGTCACTACATACGCCGATGGAAGTACCGAAACGTCGGATCCGGTAAATATCAGCGGCTCATCCGGCCAAGATGCCACTCTTTTAAGGTTGGAATCGTCCAGAGGCACCGCGTTTAAAAATAACGATGTGTCAACAGATTTATCTCCGGTAATCTATTACGGCTCCAAGCGAATATTGGACATCGATGCTTTGCATGACGCATATGGAGCGTCTGCGCATCTGCAGTGGAGTTGGAGGAGAATGGATGATGACCGATATGGGATCATATCGGCAGATGACAGCCGGCTTAGTGCTGGCGGATTTTTGTTTACATTATCACCTGATGATGTAGATGTGCAACTTACAGTAATGTGTGAATTAATTGTATAAGTATAAGGAGGAACTTTTAAAATGGCAGTAAAAGCGACCGATCAATTAACAATCATTGATATCACAGATGGATACTCCGCAGGACTTACCAGTGAGGCCTTTACATTTGTTGGAGGTACCGGCGGGGTTGCATCCGGAGCATCTTGTACAACGCAGGCATTTATGTTCTGCGGATCGCAGGCATGTAGTGCTGTTACAATCGGGACAATCGCATGTCCGACCGGAATTAGCTCTACGATCTCAAACAACGGGACCGCAAACCCCACAATCACATTTAAGACTACTGCAACAATCAGTGCAGCGTGTGAGGCCACGATCCCGATTACTGCTGATGGCATAACCATCAACAAAAAATTTAGCTTTTCCGTCGCAAAAACCGGCGCGACAGGCGCTGCGGGAAGCAGCGTGTCGATTGCAAGTCAAGTAGTCGAATATCAAGTGGGAACCAGCGGGACAACTGTGCCTACAGGGACATGGTCAACCACAATTCCAACAGTAGATAATGGCAAATATTTATGGACGAGAACCACGGTGACGTATAATGGTTCAAATGGATCCACTGTAAGCTATGCAGTGTCTTACCAGGGCACAAATGGAACAAATGGCACATCGCCGACTGTATCTAATACTGTGACGGAATATCAGCAGTCATCCAGTGGAACGGATGTGCCCACAAGTGCTTGGTCAACTACTCCTCCGACAGCTTCAGCCGGAAAGTATATGTGGACAAAGACAACAGTAACATACTCCGACGGAAAAACTGCAGTAAGCTATTCTGTTTCGAAAAATGGAACAAATGGTGCGGCAGGTGCAGCAGCTCTGCGCGTGGAGATTACTTCCAACGGAGGCACTGTCTTTAAAAATAACTCCGGCACCATAACATTGACTGCACATGTGTACTCTGGAGCAACAGAGGCGACAATCTCTGATGCAGGCGCTGTAACAGGGGCGACAACCGGAACAATTAAGTGGTACAAGGGTGACCCCGGAAGCGATTCATCTCTCACAGCGATCGCTACGGCAAAGACCCTCACCATAACAGCAAGCGACGTCCTTAATGCTCAGCAGTACACGTGCCAACTTGAATAGTAGCATGGAGGCGGTATTATGGCAGTAAAAGCAAAAGCCCAAATAACAATATTTCATATTCGCGACATTGAAAAGGTTGTGCGGTGGTATCTGCTTCAATCTTCCACGTCTGCAAAGCCTGCTAAGCCAACGGATAACGCCGAGCCCGGAGGGGCTTGGTCTGTAACAGAACCAAGCTATACAGAGAGTTCTACGAACACGCTTTATTATGTGGACCAGACCGCTTATAGTAATGGTGATCTTATATACTCTGATGTGCAGGTATCGAGCGCCTATGAGGCGGCAAAGCAGGCATATAACAAGGCTGCTGACGCGCAGAGCCGTGTGAGCAGCGTGGAGGAGGCAGTGGAGACAGGAGAGCCTCTTATCAGCGGAACGCAGACGGCTGCAACAGCAGCATGGACGGGAGTAGCCTCTTTTAAAGAACTGAAGGATGGGCAGAAAATTTTATATTGGCTGCCGTATGCAGGAGCCAGCAATGTGACGCTTAATCTTACTCTTTCGGATGGCACAAAAACCGGAGCTGTAAATTGCTACTATGGCGGCACAACAAGGCTGGGAACGCATTACCCCGCTGGGAGCATGATCCGATTTACATATCGCAAAAATGTGACAATCGGAACAGACACAACCAAATACACCGGATGGTGGGCAGATGCAAACTATGATTCCGGCAACACTTATGATCGCGTCAGATATAATGCTGCAGTCAAAGCTGTTTCGGATATTGTTGCATGGAATATCATTGTTGGGGACGCCAACGGATATCACCACCTTAAGACAGGCGAAGCCTTTAACATCACCTACCCCATCCTTTATGCCGGATCCGCAATATCATCAGGAAGCACTGGCACAAATAACTATACGGTGTTTCCGTTTACTGTGACTACAACACAAAATGTCACTCTCACGGCGCACAAGA